AACACAAAAAAAGACGTAATGGTTGCTCTTGATATAGAGCCAGCACAGACAAAAGCTGATTTGCAAGTATTTGTTGATAATATAAGTAAGTGGATGCTTAGTTATAAGTTGGCGAGTGGCAAAGAAGGGATCACGGACGATACGCATAAAATTAAAGAAATAACAGACGAAGAGACGGGTGAGGTTATTGAGAAGTATCAGCTGGAGTGGAAAGATGATCCTAACTGTAAATTGTTCAGAATCGGTTTCACTGAGCAGGAAGCACTTGACATTATAAATTCGTAATTATGACAGAAGAATAAACTATAAAACAAAAGAGAGTCAAAATTGGAATGGTTAGAAACCTTTAGAAATATAATTTATATAGTGGCGTTTTTTCTTAATCTTTTATTCATGGGTGTAGGTTTTTATGTTCACTATAGAGTTACCGAAACCCGTAATGATGAAAGAGAAAAAAGAACAAATGAAATTTTAAACCATCATAATAAGAGACTAGAATCTTTGGAAGCTAATAACATGCAACAAAACGGTCAAACTACTTACATACCAAGGCCGGAATGTGATAGAAAGCATAGGTATTTGGAAGATCTTATCCTTAAAAAATCTACTCCTTAACTTTTAAAAATTATGTATATTGAAATAATTAGATTAGAAACAAGTCAATACGGTACTTTAAGTGCATTACGAATAAATGGACAATTTTTTGGAGTTTCTTTAGAACCTCCTGATAAATTAAACGAAGTAAACGAATCAAGTATTCCTACAGGGCAATATTGGCTAAAAAAATATGACAGTCCTACTCATGGTTTAGTTTGGAAGATTGAAAATGTACCTAATCGTACTTATATTGAAATACATCCAGGTAATATCGTCGAACATACAGCGGGCTGTATTTTAATTGGAGAAAGCCAAGCTAAACTTAGAGGCCCGGAAGATCACACTAAACTTGTAAATAGCGGAAAAACTTTTGATAAATTTATGGATGCTTTAGACGATGGAAGCGAATACCATAAATTTTCGGTAAAGGAATTGTTTTAATGCAATTAAAAATCAATCAGGAAGTATGTAATAAATGTAATCATTGTTCGGATTTCTTTAGCGGGTTTCCTCATATTGCTTATACTGAAAATTATACTATACCTGATTGGATTTGTCAAGATAACCTTATTCTAAAATGTGTTTTTGAGATGGTTGAAGTTTGTGAAACACAAGCCATTTCTATTTTATATGACTGAAACAGAAGAAATAATGCAAATAGTTTGTCCCGGTTGCATTTACTGTAGAAAAAGAGGTTATGGTTGTTCTATTTATGTTCATGCAACAATAGATAGAAATAAGAAAAAATGCTATTATAAAGAGGTGGAATGATGGAAGAATTTATTAAGGAAAATCCGATGCTAACCATAACTATGATTGGTGCTTTTTTTGATGGGGTGGCCGGGGTTCTCCCGGACAAATATACTAAATACATCGGTGTATTGAGGCGTGTATTCAATGTATTTAAGAGAAACAAAAAAACAGTTGCTAAATGTATTGTCCTTCCCTTGCTTGTAGTGGGGATGGGTTGTTCAAGTATGCAGCCTTCTCCAGTGTGTGAAAATGAAAAAAACTCTTTAATTTGTGAGAAAATCCCCCAGCCTAAACATGCTGATATTCTTCTACAGCTTGGTAATCTTAGAGCTATAAAAGAGGATGTTTACTCTGGTAAGCAAGCAATAAATTTTCTTGAAAAATGTGAAGGGATAATTTCAGAACAAAAAACATATAAAGATTTAACTCAAAAATTAATTTCTCAAATAGATGAAGTGGATGTAGAAATAATTGTATTAAGTAATTATTTAAATAAGTTAAAAGTAGACTTACCAATTTCTGACTTTGATCGTAATTTATTAAAACAACATATAGCACATCAGAAAAGAATAATAGAACTTTATATGAATAAGTAATTATGGGACTCTGGAAAAATGGTAAAGTAACCCTTAGCTTCATACCCGATTCTAAAAGATTAGCTCGCCTTAGAAAAAAATTAGTTTATATTAGTGACAAAGGCGATCTATGGATTGCTGAACCTAATCTAGTATTTGACGGGGCTTCTATTCCAAAATTATTCTGGTGGTTGATAGGAAGCCCTTTTACTGGTTATTACAGACGATGGGCTGTAATGCACGATGCTTATTACAAAGACCATAGAGATCGGAGTAGAAAAGAAGTTGATTTACAGTTTAAAGAAGGTATCATGGAAGACGGAGTAGGTAAGATAAAAGCTAACCTTATATATTCAGCAGTTAGAATTGGTGGAAGAAAGTCTTGGCGAAAATAGATTTAAGTCCTGTTTACGAAGATAAAACCGTATATATTATTGGCGGTGGCCCAAGTATTGAAGAAACTGATTTTACCCCTTTACATGATAAGCCTTGTATTGGGGTTAATTGTGCTTTTAACTTGGGAACTTGGATTGATATTATTTTTTTTGGTGATTGCCGAACCTACACTTGGCATGAGGATAAATTTGAACAATGGCCTAATAGAATAATAACTAAGTGTGCTACTTTAAAAAATCATCCAAAAATAGAGTATATTCCTTCATGTGATAGGCATAATCTATGCTTAAATCATAACAAAGTTGCGTGGCCGGATGGTAATAATAGAGGAGCTAATTCTGGTTCTGCTTCTATCAATTTAGCTATTCATCTAGGAGCCACAAAAATTATCCTTGTAGGATTTGATATGAAAAAGCAAGGAGATAAGCATAACTATCACGATCTTTATCAGGACAAACACACTCCGAGAGATGATGTTTATAATAGATTTCAAAGACATTTTCTTAATATAGCTAAAGAAACCAACATTGAAATAATGAACGCCAACCCCAATTCAGCCCTAAAAGCCTTCCCTAAAGATAAATTGGAAAATTTAATATGAAAATAGTTCAATGTGGTATGCCTCGTGGTGGTTCTACTTTACTTTATCTTATGTTAAGAAGTACAGTAAATAATTTTGTAATTTTTGATAAGGAAACACAAGCCTTAAAAATAAGTCCAAAATACAAGTTCATAAGTAAAAGACCTATGGATTTATTTTCGTATAAAGAAATACTTAAAAAACATAAAGATACTAAATTTATAATAAATGTCCGTGATCCTAGATCGGTATTAACTTCGCTTCATTCACACAGCGAAGGACAATATAAAGTAAATTGGGACTACTCATTAAAAACAAGTAAAAATGGAATTAACGGCACAACTAAAGGGTTAAAAGATTATTGGGATTTTATGTATAAAGTACCTGATGCTACGTTTGTTTATTACGAAAATTTAGTTGACAATCCTGATAAAGAGCAAGTAAGGTTACAAGAAGAAATACCTCAGCTAAATTTTAATGGCAACTTCTCTGATTTTTATAAACACGAAGTACCTGAAAGATTAGAAGGCTCACTTAACGGCATACGACCCCCTGATCCCTCTACGAAATATAAATGGCAAAATCATCCTGAAAGAATAAAAGAACAAATAAATAAATTTCCTGAGATATTGGATTTCTTAATTGAACTTGGATATGAAGAAGACGTGGAGTGGTTTGATGAATACAATAAGTAACTACATGCTCGATCAAAACGAGAAATTCCATAGTCAGAGGGAAGACTATGGGTCATTCGGTCATCGTTGGCGGTTAGGTATTTCTACTTTAATTACAAAGTACAATGTAAATTCTATTATTGACTTTGGAGCGGGTAAAAAAACATTAGAGAAGTCTATGGGGCATGAAATATCTATTCAAAGTTATGATCCTGCTTTTGATGGCTTGAACCCTAATCTTACTGAAGCTGATCTACTTGTTTGTACTCATGTCCTTGAACATGTAGAGCCGAAATATTTACAATCAACATTGGATTATCTAAGCAGTCTGGCAAATAAAGCCTTTCTATTGGTTATGGACAACGGAATATCAGGTAAAATACTTCCTGATGGTACAGAATCTAACCTTATACAAAAGGATATGGGATGGTGGAAGGATCAAATTAAAGAATCATTTAATGCCGATATAATTAATATAGATAGGAAATTATTTATAAAAAGCGGTCAAATAAAAGAAATTAATTCATTAGATAAAGGGACTTTTTTAGGCGTATGCAGGAACCAATAATGATAGTAGGTATCTCTCGTTCAGGAACTTCTCTTATAGCAGGTATATTTTGTTTACATGGTGTGTTTTTTGGCCAATGTAGAGAGGCTGATAATAATAATCCTAAAGGATACTTTGAGAATAAAAAAATAAGCAATATAAAACGACAAACTAAAAGCCAGCATGTCTTTAAAAGAGAAGAAATACACAATATATTGGTAGAAGAAGGTTATTTAGGTGGATTATGGGGAGTTAAATTTTTACCTGATTCAATAAATATGTGGGATAATTTCAATCCTACCTTTATTTGTTGTAGACGAGAGATAGAACAAAATTATAAAAGCTACTCAAGATTTTTTAATGCCAGCAAGCCTAATTTTACCTCCTACTACCATAAAATGCACAAAGCAATGGATAAAGTATCAGATTTTGATATAAAAACTAAGGATGTAGTTAATGGCGATTACTCATCTTTAAAAAAGGCTATAAATTCTATTGGTCTTGTTTTTGATAAAGAACTTACTAATAACTTCATAGAAAAGGATTACTGGCACTTTGATTAAAATAATCTGTTTTAAATGGAAACCAGTCGGTGAAACTTTCCGTTATCGGGAAAATTATAGAGCCGAACATGTTAATATATTTGCTAACATGGTTGATAGGAACATTAATATTCCCTACGAAATTATATGCTTTACTGATGACCCTAAAGACATAGATAGTCATATAACTACTTTACCTGTTTGGGATGATCTTAAAGAATACCAAATGTGCTATCGTAGGCTAAAACTTTTTTCTAATGAAATGAAAGATATTATTGGTTCTAAGTTTGTGGCTATGGATATTGACTGTATTATCACAGGAGATATTACTGATATAGTAAATTTTAAGGAAGATTTTAAAATATTATCTCCTTCCGGCAGGAAAACTCCTTACGCCGGAGGTATGTTTGGCATGGTTCCTGGTTCTCGATCTTTTGTTTGGGATGAATTTAAAGAAAAGGATTTAGTATGGCAAGAGCATAAAAATAATACCTATAGGTATGTCCATCAGCCGTCATATAATAAAGGATTTGTTGTCGGAAGCGACCAAGCCTATATGAGTTATAAAATGTGGCCTAATGAGGCTACTTGGACAGAAAATGATGGTGTTGCTTTAACTTCAGATATAAAAAAAGGGAAAGTAAGCTACTTAGATAAAAAAATTATCTTTACTAATGGCAAAGACGATCCTTCCCATAAGGATTTTCAAGAAAAATATCCTTCAATAACAAAACATTGGTGTTAAAATGAGTGTTAACATAATATGTTTCTGGTGGAATAATTGGTGTGGTGATTACGGGCCTCAGTATGTGCATAATTTGCACAAAGCATTAAAAAGATATATTACAGTTCCTTTCAATTTTTATTGCTTTACAGATAACCCCGATGCACTTGAAGTGCAGACTATCTATTTTCAGCCAAAATTTAAATGGAACCTGAATAAGCTCACTCCCTTTGATCCTAAATACAATTTTACTGGCAGAATAATTACTATTGACTTGGACACAGTTTTCTTTGACTATATAGATTTTATTTTACAAGATCCTGATATTTTTACTACTAATGAGTCTTTCGGAAATCCCGGCCAATGTGGTGGAGGAATTGTTTCTTGTAGAGTTGACTATGGTAGGAAATTGTATTATACTATAAAGGATAACCAAAAGAAAATAGAGAAACAAACTAACGGGGCTGAAAGATTATTTTATCATAATTATGTAGACAATCCTAAGTTTTGGCAGAAAAAATACTCTGGTATTTACAGCTATAAAAAACATTGTCAACATAAAATACCTAATGATATAAAAATCTGCCACTGTCACGGGATTCCCCGTACCCATGAAATACCTGAATTAAAGGAATATTGGAATAATGAATGATCCTATACTAGTTACAGGGATACCTCGGAGCCGTACCAGTCTTACTATGGATATTCTTCACAGAAGCGGTATGTTTGTCGGAAATATTTGTGGAGCCACGAAAGCTAACCCTAATGGTCAATTTGAATGTGTTGAAATTGTCAATAGTATTGAGAAGCCTTACCTAAAAAAGATAGGTGCTGACCCTAAATTACAGCATCCTTTACCTACCTACGAAGATTTAGAACCAGATAATGATCGTAGAGAAAGAGTATTACATATAATGAGGAAAAGTGGGCTTAAAAATCAGCCTTGGGGTTTTAAAATATGTAAAGGGATAGGAGATTGGCCTATTTGGAATGAAGCCTTCCCAAACGCTACTTGGGTTTTTGTCAGGAGGGGTAGAAATAAGATAATAGAGTCAGTTAAAAAAACTTCTTTTATGAATAATAGAAAGGATTGGGAACCGTGGGTTGATTACCATCTTGAAAAAATAGAGGACATGAAAAAAGAAGTTAATTGGTATGAAATTTGGACGGATAAATTCTTAGAAGGAGATTTTTCTGACTTGTGGTTCCTTCCTGAAATCGGCCTCGAATTAACAGAGAACGCTAAAAATGCGGTGGATATTTCTATCACAAAAAAATAGTTGACAATTACACAATATATGTTATTGTAGTCCCAAAGCTAATAAGTTTTGGGATTTTTTAATTTAAAGGGAGGAGTAATGACTTGTAAAGATTGTTATCTAAAAGGAAATACACAAATAAAATTCAGGGGTAATCAAGAGGCTGAAATTGTAGTGGTTTCGGAAAGCCCTAATAATTATGAACTTGAAGATCAGAAATTACTGACTGGTAAAGCTCAAAAATTAATCCAAAAAGAATTTAATAGAGTAGGTATTGATAAAGTTTTCGTTGCCAGTGCATTAAGGTGTAACTACGATAAGAACTTATTTACTGACGGCCAAGTTAGTAATTTATTGAATTGTTGCCGACACCACATCGAAACTGTTATTAATACAATAAAACCTAAAATTATTTTATGCTTAGGAGCTATTGCGGGGCGACAAGTTCTTGGCCGAAAAGTAACCTTAAAGAAAGATAGAAATCAAGTTCATTGGTCAGAGGAATTTCAAGCCTATGTAATTATTACATATCATCCTAATTATGTAATAAGTAATCCTTCGGCTGTTGCTTTCCTTTCGGCTGATTTCAACCTATTAAAAAATTTTAGAGATAACAATTATTCTGAAAAAAATTTAATAGAATATAAAGAAGTAGAATCAATTCGTCCTATATTAGATGGTGATTGTTATAAAGAAGGTACTTATTCCTTAGTAGGTATAGATACAGAAACTACTACTGTCCAATGGTACAGCCCAAATGATATTACTTTATCTTATCAAGTAAGTAAGGATTTAAATGAAGGTTGGACGGTAATTCTTTATGAAGAATGTGAAAAAGATCAAGGCGATTTTAACATTAAAGTGGCAAGAAGAGGAACTAAAAAGAAACCCGAATATGATGAAGTAGGTATTGAGGAAGCTCCTAATTTTGATGAGAAAATAGCTGAACTTAAAGAACTACTGGAACGTCAAGACATAAAAAAATATTTCTTTAATCAAAAATTTGAACAACATAGATTTATGAACCTTGGTATTACCAAGTGGAATAATTGCTGTATGGATGTTAGAGTTGCTTGCCATACTTTGGATTCTAACTTATTTAAAAACTGTTCCTTAGATGAAGCAGTTTCGCAGTTTGCCCCTGAAATTGGGAGTCATAAAGGTGATGTATCTGACGTGGAAAAAGCGGACATGCTTGCTCTGCTTAGAGAAGATAGAGAAAAATTTATTAAGTATGCTTCTCTCGACCCAGTAGCAACTTTAATAGTTGCATTTAAAGTTCGTGATGAATTAATAAAAGACCGAAAATCTTTAAATTATTTTATAAAATTTGCTCAACCTATTGAAAATGAATTTCTATTTGAACTAGAAAGAAACGGGGTTTTGGTAGATAGGGAAGCCATCCCCGGACTTAAAGAAAACCTACAAAAAGAATGCGAGGAAAAAGTAAAAGAATTTAAAAAACTTTGCCCCAAAAAAGTAGTTCTTAGGCATGAAGATAATTTCAACCTTAACAGAAAAATAATAATTCAAGAAGCTCTTTTTGAGTGGACTGATACTAAGTTGAATAAGAATCAAACTGTAGCGGAACATCACGATTATGGATTTTGTTTAGAGCCTGTGATAATGAATGATAGGTCGGGAACTCCGGGTACTGATAAGAAATCAGTGATGAATTATATTTTGGATGGTAATTACCCTAAGAAAATAAAAAACCTAATAAACACTTATTTGGAATGGGCTGCAAGAGTGCGGCTTTTAAATACATTTATTGCTAATATAGAAAGGTATTTAACGGAAGAAGACAGACTTCATTCATCTTTTTCAATAACTACTACAAGCACAGGGCGTACTTCGTCTATGCACCCTAATCTTCAAAATCAACCAAAAAGAGGAACACTTGCCAAATTAATTAGAAGATTATTTATACCTGAAGATAATTGTGTTCTTATTGAGAAAGATTTCAAGGCTTCTGAGGTTAGATTCGTAGCTTTACATACTCAAGATAAAAACCTTATCCGTATTCTTAACGAAGGAGCAGATATACACGCTATAACCGCTAAATCTTTAAATAACTTACCAGAAGATTATGAATTTAAGTCCGAGGCTGAAAAGAAGAATATGCGTCAACAAGCCAAAGCATGTGTATTCGGATTATTATACCTTGCTCAACCATTTACTTTGAAAAAATATGCCTATGAGAACTATGGTATAAAATATACAGATAAAGAAGCAGAACAATTCTGGAATAAGTTTTTTGATATTTATCCAGGTATTAAAAACTGGCATAATAAAGATATTGAATTTATGAAAAAACATGGTTATCTACGACACATGTTCGGTAGAAAGCGGTCTTTGCCTAATATTTTTTCCGAGGATAAAAAGAGGTGTAACCAAGAAATGAGAACAGGTATAAACTTTCCTATCCAGTCTGCCAGTTCAGATTATGCTCTTTTCGGGGGCTATCAAATAATGAAAGACCCTAATATTAACAAAAGCAAATGTAAAATAGTTCTTTTCCTCCATGATGCCCTATATTTCTCTATTGACAAAGATTATTTAGATGATGTTTTGCCTAAACTAAAATATCACATGGAAAACGCACCCATAGAAGAAAATTTTGGTATAGTCCCTAACATTCCTTTAGAAACGGAAACTAATTTAAGTGAAACATCTTTGGCCGAAACCAAGGAGATAGAATACATTGTATAGCCTTGACTTATAGTCCTTAGACTCCTATATTATTTTAATATACTTTTAAAAACAATAATAATATAGGAGATTTTTATGTCGGAAGAAACAAAAGATGATTTAAGAAGTAAAGTACGAACTATCTCTAAGCAGAGAAAAGAGGATAGTTTTGGAAGTAGGCAGAATGAACCAGAAGAATTTTTAAGTGAAAAAAGACTAAAGGAATTTAGATTACTTGTACCTCCCCTTGCCCCTACTACCTTATACAGCGTGGTCGAAAATAGTTCTACATTAGCAAGCTGTATTGAAGCCTATATAGACAATATAGATGGTTTTGGGTATGAGTTCTTTTACACTGGAACCAAGGATAAAGAAAAAAATGAAGAAGTAATAAAAGAAAAAGAAGAACTTTCAGACTTTTTCAAGCAAGCAAATGAAAGTCAGTCTTTTATTGAATTAAGGAAAGATCTTCGCAGAGATTATGAAACTACAGGTAATGCTTATATAGAAGTAATTCGTTATCTGGACAATGAAATTGCTACCCTTTATAGAGCGGACTCAAAGTATATGAGGTTACAGGCAAAGCAGGAAGAACCTGTTGAAGTTAAAGTACCTTTGATTCGTAATGGTAAAGTACGGCAAACCCCGATCAAGAAAAAGTTCCGTAAATTCGCCATGATTACCAATGGTGGAAAATATGAAATTAGGTGGTTTAAAGAATATGGTGATCCTCGTAATATGTGTGCCATAACCGGGGAGTACGAAGAAGATTTAAAGAAAACTAATCGTGAAGTGAAAGAGTTTGCTTCTGAAATCCTTCATTTCAAACAAGGTAACGGTATTTACGGCGTTCCAAGATGGGCCGGAGTTATCCCTGTTGTAAGGGGTCTTTACGAAGCTGATTTTGTAAACTACGATCTATTTGAGAATCAAGCAGTCCCTCCAATGGCTATTCTGGTATCAGGAGGTCAGCTTACTAAACAATCTTGGGAAGATGTAGTTGAAATGCTTGAAGGACTTAAAGGTTCTGATAATTTTCATAAAGCCCTTGTTTTGGAAACAGAAGGAGCAACCGGAGATAGCGTAGATGATAAACCTACCAGGGCTTCTGTTGACTTTAAACCTTTGAACCAAAGAGACGATTTACTTTTCGGTAATTATATAGACAGTTCTGAAAAAAGAATAAGGGCTAAATTTAGACTTCCTGCTTTTTACTTAGGTATAACTAATGAAATGTCTCGTGCTACAGCCGACTCATCTAAAATGATTGCGGAAGAACAGGTATTCAGGCCAGAAAGAGATTCTTTCGATGAGATAATTAATTTCACTTTAATGAGAGAATTAAATGCTGTCCACTGGAAGTTTAAGACCGTCGGCCCTCGCTTAGTAGAAGGGGAGACAGTTATAGATGCTGTAGGTAAATTTGCAAGGGCGGGAGCATTAAGCACTAATGATGCTATTAATCTAATGAATAGAGTGCTGGATTTGGATGTTACTACCTACGACTCAGAGTGGTCGGAAATCCCTGTTGCTACTCTAATTGAGCTTATAAAGAAAAAAAGTGTAACAAGTATTGAAGGAGTAGGAATAACAGGAGGCGATGTATCTTCTGAAGAAGATAACGATGACGACCAAGAAGAAAAATCTGTAGATTCAAAGCAATCAGATATGAATGCTTTAAGCGATTCAGTGGATGAACTTAAAGAGCAACTTGAAGAAATGAGAGTAATTTTAGAAGATAGGTATTAAAGAATAAAAAAAGCCCCTGCTCAAAAGGCAGGGGCATCTCCTTCGGCCCTTAAATTGGCCGATGAGTAAAAAGACCATCTAAAGTGTGCAGGGATATTAAGCATAGATGGTTTGTGATAAAAAAGCCGTCAACAAGAAAAAGGAAGGGGAAACTCATTGACGGCTAACCTCAATCGAGGTTTCTTAGGAAGGGGTACTTTTATGAACACCAATTAAAATATAAACACCCCTTCCCTTATTGTCAATAGTTATCAAAAAATAAATTGCATAATTATGTTTTTCTGTTATAATGTATAAAAATAATGAACTTTAAGTACAAAATAGGAGACCACCAATGAATACAGGAAATAAAGTAGTAGACGAAATATCACAAATTAATTTTAAAGGAAATATAATACCTAACACATGGTATAGCCATATAAAGAAAAGAACATCTAAAGGTGATTTTAAAACAGATCTCTTGGCCGTAACTATACTATCTGAAATTATTTATTGGTATAGAGCCGTAGAGGAAAGAGATGAGAACACTGGAAAAACAATTAAATATAATAAAAAATTTAACCATGATAAATACCAAAAATGGTATGCTTCTTGGGCTGATATGTTTGGAGTATCTAAAAAACAATTAAGAGATTCTATAAATAACCTAATAAAATTAAATCTAATTAGTAGAGAGATAAGAACTATAAAGACAAATCAAGGTGGCATTTTAACAGGAGTTACATTCTTTGAACCTATACCTGAAACTATAAAATATATAAATAATGTAGTCTCAGAAAAACACGAGCCTCTTTACAAAAATAAAATACCCCCTTTACAAAATTGTCAGGGGGGTTTTTCAAAATTGGTAGGGGGGTTTTTCAAAATTGGCAACCCTACGGAGATTCCTTACGAGACTCCTTTTAAGAATCCTTTCTACTGTACTGTGCATAATTTTTCTACCGAAAAATCTATGACAGATGGTAGTGTACCGTATAGTAGAAAAGATAATTTTATAGGGTCAACACATAATGAATTAAAAAATTCAAGTTTCGCCACCCTCGAAGCCAAGATTAAAGAAAATATCTTCTCTGATACCTTAATTAGTGATGCCCAAAAAGTAAAAAAATATACAAGTGCTGGTACAGACGTATTTTATAGGAGGCGGCATCGGTCGAATGTTAAATTTGAGAAAGGAGAAATCCCAGCCGCCCTTTCTATTATAGAGGAAGGTCAATTACCGGAAGTAGTTAGAAACTATATTAACCATGAAATGTCTATGTTTGATACTGGCGGTACTAAAAATTTTGGTACGTTGCCCGGTCAATTTCTTATAGAGGCAGCTTATCAAAGCCCGTGTTTTGTGCATTATTGTAAAATGTCTGAGGAGCAAAAGAAACATGAACTTAAAGTGCAAGATAACGAGGAGGCGGGTAGTGATAAATCTTTGTTAGAGTTATGGAGAGAAAGTTAGGTAACATAGGTAGAATTTATATCTTATATAGTAAGTGTCAGCCTAATATCGGCCTCAGTTTTAATGATGTTATGGTAATTAGGGTGATAGGTTGCTTTCTTTTTTGAAATTAAAAATAAGCCTTATTTTTGTTTGACAAACATATTGGATATGTTATAATGAACTTAAAGTACAGAATAATAAAAAAGGAGGTTATTAATGGCTAATTCTTATAGTATTGCAGATATTGTCACAAAATTCTTGGAGGATAATGGTTATGATGGTCTTTATCTACCGGGAGAGTGTGCTTGTAAATTAGACGATTTATTTCCTTGTGGTCAAGTTGATCTTTGGTGTCAAAGAGGTTATCTACAAGAGGGAGATGATGAATTTGATTTTTATATTGGGTCTAATTAAAAAGGAGGTAATAATGAAAAAATTTAAATTAAAAGCTAATGGAACTTTTTATGCTTATGCTATCATGTATGCTTTCTCTGAATTGGCAGAACATTTTATTAAACTAACCGAAATGGAGGAAACTGATTTGTTCGATTCGGGCGGTATAAGTATAATACCCATCGAGGATGACGAGGATGTAAGATCTAAGTATATTGAAAGGTTAAAAGAGTGTAGGAAAGAAAGGCATATAGAAGCTAACCACATGGAAGCTGATGATGTTCTGTGTGATTTATTAGTTGATTTAGGTTTTTCAGATGTAGTAGTTGAATACGAAAAAGTAGAAAAATGTTTTGCTTAAAAGGAAGTTAAAATGAAAACACTAACACCATTAAGGACTATAAGACAAGAATGTTTGCATTGTTGTGGGAATAGCTCAGATCAAGTTAGTAATTGTTATTCTAATTTGTGTAAATTTCATCCTTATAGAAGGGGAAAAATAAGAAAAGGAGCCGACCGAAGAATATTAAGGCAGATAAGATTACATTGCTTGGATTGTGTAGGAACGGTTCATGAAGTAAGAAAATGTAACGGCAATTTATTAGATGGTACAAAGTGTTGGTTACATAGGTATAGATTTGGTAAAAGGCCCAAGTCTCAGACAGAAAAGAAGACCTAAAATCAACACAAATTAAAATTAGGTACTATCGGACAGGGAGCCAAAAGATAAGTTAAAATTAAGCTATGAGTTGACATATTATTAAAATATGTTATAATGAACTTAAAGTTCAGGAGGTAAAAATGTTAAAATTATTATGGACAATGGTATAGAGTGTACTTTATGGTCTTGGAGGGTCTTTTTTAGAAGCAAACAAAATTATAGAAGAACCTGTTTTCTGGTCTTTTCATGGTATTATATGTTGTTTAATTTTAATAATCGGTTTCGTATTAATAGACATAAGAAAGTAAAAAGGAGATAGTTCATGGATAGATAAAATTATACTTGGTGGGAATGTTTTGATTGTGAAGAAATTGAGCCTTGGGAAAGAGGTAGTGAACCTGCTTATTGCGAGTGTGGGGGTGAAATGTTTAGAAAACTTTACAATAACTATAGGAAAGCACCAAAGACAACTTATTGTATGATTTGTGCTAATGTAGGCTCATTTTACTGTGATGATTGTAAATACCAATAAAAAGGAGAAATTGTATGCGGGCACAAATGATTGGTAGAAGCTGTCGGGATAAAAAAAGAAAAGTGGAGGAAGTTATGACAAAGGATATATAATATGTTAGACTACTTAGAGATTTTCATTGGGGAATAAAATGAAATATTATATTAGTTATGAAAGAGATAAGCAGAGAAGGCCAGTAGGGACAAGAGTAATTCTTTACGATCCTGAGACAAACGATGCTTCGTTTGGTATGGCTGTATGCGGGAAGCATGACCACCCGAACAAGAAAGTAGGAAAGTCTATTGCTTTTGGAAGGGCTTGGAAAGCACTGAATAGAGTAGGAGATAAACCACTTGTTGATTTAGCGAAGCATAAGAAAAGAGTATTTTTAAGAAAGGCTGAGATTGATGGCCCTAAACCTCTTTCCTTTTTAACAGAAAAAGAAAAACAATGGTTGCAGAAGAATGAAAGAACAACCACTTCTTAATATTTTACATAAAGTGGGGATAGTCCCACAAGAAAAGAATGGAAATTGGATAAAAATAAGTTGCCCTTTGGCTTTCAAGACCCACGCAGGAGGAAGGGATAAAACGCCTTCTTGTGGGGTTTTAATAGGAGAAGATATATCCGTAGTTCATTGTTTTACTTGTGGGACTTATAAGTTAAGTGATATAATTCATATTTTAACTTGGACAAAAGGGGTAAAAAAAGATGTTCATAGATATTTTTTAGAACATGAATTTTTAGGTTCGGAAGATACTAAAAAGACTGAATATAATGATAAATTTGTGATACAAAGTGAAACACATGAACCTGTGCCACAAGAAGTTTTATCCTTATTTGAGCCTATAAAAAATGCTTCCGAATACTTGACATTTAGAGGAATATCCTTACAGTATGCTTATGACTATGGATTGTTCTACGGAAGGAAAGTAACTATCACCGAAAATAGAACATGGTCTAATTTCTTAGTATTCCCTGTAAAAGACTTAGATAATCAAATTTATTGGCTCCATTTCAGATCTATTGAAGGAAAAAGATTCTGGCACGGGAAGCCGGAGCATTTTGGTTATGGTTTTGAATGGGGAAGATCAGATAGTTGGTTTGGAATACAGTTTTTAGATATTACTAAACCTATTATTCTTGTAGAAGGTATTATGGATTGTCTCAGATTAAGAACACTAGGTTTAAGTAATGTTATTGCTAGCCACGGAGGTATTACTCATAAGTCTAAAAAACTGATTCGGCTGGTAAATATGAATCCTAAGATGGTTTATTTAGGATTTGATGCAAATGAAGCCGGACAACAAATGATAGAGGAGGCAAAAAAGGTATTTAAGTGTCCAACAAAAGTTTTAGATTGGTCAAAAGTGGGTTGTAACGACCCCGGAGAATTAAATAGCAGAGAAGACTTAGAAAAAGTCTTAGAAGAGAAAAGGAACTTTAAGTTCCACGATAAATTTCAAAGGAGTTTACATGAGTTGGTATAGCCAGAATGAAGATTTTTTCCACGATGAGAAGCAGAAGCAAGCAGACAAAGCCAAAAATTCTAGTAGTATTAAGAATTGGAGGTTCAGGTTAGACAAAGGGCAGATTGGATATATAGTTTTCCTTTCAGATCTTGAGTTTTTTATAAAAGAACATCAATATACATCCAAAACTTCCTATTACAATTATGAAACTTGCATCGAAGGTATCTACGGTGAATGTCCTTTATGTGATAATGATTGTAATTGCTCTCCGGTAGCAATCGCTACGATTATAGACTTTACTGAACGCAAGAAAAAAGACGGTACTCCTGTAGGGCCGCAGAAAAAACCTATTGTTCTTAAAGCAGGGGGTGCTGAAAGATTTCTTAAAAGACAGAAAAAACTTGAAGGACTTAAAGGCAATAAGTTTGAGGTATCCAGGTCTATGGATCAGAAAGGAGAGGCCACTGGAACTGATGTTGAGTGGGAAAAGAATGTAGATCTCGAAAAACTGAAAGAGTTCGCACCAGAAGGTTGGGATAAAGACGAATGGGTTCAGCCGTTGGATTTGGCTGAAATTTTCGCCCCTAAAACTCCAGAAGAACTTAGAAAAGCCATGGGTGTTCCTGATCCTATTGGAAGTGCCGAAAGTGAACCAGATACTAAAGAAGAAGGTAGTAGCGGTGGTGGTAAATCCTTGGCCGACATGGTTTAGTAATGGTCTTCAAAGCAAATAAAAGTAGTGCTTTCTGGCTTAATATGGATAAATGCCAAAGAGAGGTTGATAGTTGGCCGGAATGGAAGAAAATAAGTTTAGCAAAATATGGAGAAAATATGAACTCAAGAGGAGTAGCAGAGAAAGCAATACGGGAACTTTACAAAGAAAAAGAAGAATTTGTAAAAAACCTATATAAAGGAAAGCTTCTAGAAATAGAGAAGCAAGAAAAAGCGGTAGACCATGCAAAGGAAAAACTAAATAATTTAAAGAATGAATATGTTGATATGAGTTGTAAATCAGTAGATGAACTGTATAAGGAATACAATAAAGGCGCAGGAGTAGTAATTAATACTACTAATTTTTCTATACTTACTGGCTCTTTCTCTGTTATTTAATGACAATTCTATCTAATATGATATGGGTTCCTAAAACGGAACCCATTAATTTTGAGAAATTAAAGAAAGAACTTACGGTAATTCCTAAGTTCGATAATCTTAATCCGGTCGAAACCTTTATTGACCAAGAAGATTGGTTTGGCATCCCTCGAAATTATGGTCAAATTAATGACTATGAAGATCAGAGAGTAGTCGGCAATAATCTGAACTTAAAGTTCAAGGGCGAACTTCGACCAAAACAAAAGCCAATTATTCAGGACTGGCAAAAATTATACGACCAAGGAATAAATGATACTATAATTAATGTAATCACAGGCGTAGGTAAAACTATATTATCTCTGAAAATTGCTTGTTATTTAGGGATTCCTTTTTTGGTTGTGGTTCCACAGGACAGACTTCTTAGGCAGTGGCGAGAAAAAATAGTAGAATTTACTGACATAAAAGAAGATGAGATAGGCCATATTCAGCAGAATACTTGTGATTTTAAAGGTAAAAAATGTGCTATTAGTATGGTACAGAGTCTTTATAAAGACAAGTATCCTGAAGAAATGAAGTCTTATTTTGGTCTTGTCATAGTAGACGAAGTTCATCAATTAGCGGCTGAATCTTTTTCTAATGTATTGAAGCTATTTCCGGCCAAGTATAAGCTATCTTTATCTGCTACTTTAGAGAGACAAGACGGCTTACAAAATGTTTATTACTATCATTTAGGCCAGAACATAATAACTTCAGAAGAAAAAACTCAACCTAACCCAAGAATTTTCACTTACCAATATAATGGTAGTTCGGGTAAATTACCTTTTTGGTTGGATAAGTATGATGCTATAAAAGTACGTTCTTGTATTCTTTCCAATCTGGCTAAAAATCAAGAAAGAAATGAGTTATTGGCTTATTTTACAGATATTTTAATTAAAAAAGGCTTACAAACTTTAGTTTTATCTGACCGTATTGACCAGTTAAAAGAAATCAATAATATTCTCCATAATAAATATGGCTATCCTTTAGTTGATTTATATATCAGTAAGACAACAGAGAAAAATAAAAATTGGCTTGAAAAAAACTCAACACATATTCTTGCCACAACTAAGATGCTTTCTGTAGGAATTGATGTGGATACTTTAAGAGGGCTAGTTTTCGCTACACCAAGATCGGAAGTAGAACAGTCTATTGGTCGCATAAGAAGAATAAATAAAGAACTACCTGATCCTGTAGTAATAGATACCCAAGATACTTATTACCCACAAGCATTGGGATGGGCCAAGAAAAGAATGAAATATTATGAGAGAGAAGAATTTGAAGTGGTAGATATAAATGGGTAAAGTCTACAAACGTAAACATAATAAAAGAAAAAGGGGCCGAAAGAAGTTAAATAAACACCAAAAAGAATTAAATAGGTGGGAGCAGGGATGGATTTTTGAATTAGATGGTACTAAGTATTACAGCACCACCCCTGTTTGTGAGAAAATAGGAGTGGCTAGAGCTTATTTTAAGGCATTTAAGTCTAAAGGTATAATTCCTGAACCTATTTATTATCGGTATGATATGCCTCCGAAAAAAGGCCAGCCAGTAGGGTACTACTCAGAAAGTCAAGTAAGACTTTTAAAAAAAGCATTTAAACTATCAGGAAAAAATAGGTTAAGCAGGGTATCAGAATATCTCCATAAAAATTGGGAAAGAAATGAGCAAAACCAAAAAAACACGCTTCCAAGAGATTACAGCTAATATCGAATCTAAAAAGGTAGACAATCGTACAAAAGAGGAGACAATTATGACACAAAAAGAAGAAAGATTGCCGACAGATCCTATTGACCAAGATGCCGCCTATGTAAGTGTTAAAGCGGGCGGAACTATAAACTTAGGGAACTTCAATAATGGGAGAGTTGATGTTAGTCTTATGTATCCTTGTTACCCCAGCGAAGTAGAAGATGTTTATAAGAAAGTAAAAAATTGGACGGATGAGAAGGTTAGTGAGGAGATTGCTGAATTGAGAAAATTGGCTGAGAAATAATATGGCTAAATTACAGGATCTAATAAAAAATAAGAAAAAAAATTATTCTTTTTATACCTCAGCCAATTATGGTAGGGATTTCCCACGGATACCAACAGGAGCTTATGCCGTAGATCGTACTATAGGTGGCGGTATTGCTATTGGTGTTACAAATTCTTTTTATGGTCATCCAAGTTCAGGTAAAAGCTCAACCGCCACTAAAACATTGGCTTCTGCTCAGAACCTTTGCTGGAATTGTTTTGAATATCTTTGGGATTGTAATTGTGGAGAACAGACTAAGAAACAATCCGTAATGGTAAGTACGGAGAGATTTGACTTAGATTGGGCCAGAGATCTCGGAGTTAATATTGATGATTTAGTAATAGCAGAGCCCGACTCCGGGGAAGAAGCAGTTGATATTATTTATGAATGTCTTAATACGGATGATTGTGGTCTTGTTGTACTAGATTCCTTGTCAAGAGTTATTCCTGAGCAAGAGATAACCGATCCTGCTCTTACTAACCATGTAGGTATAAGGGCCAAACTTCATGCCAAGTTGATTAATAAAGTCAAGGCTTCTCTAATTTCTCAAAAGAAAAGAGAGGTAAATAGTTCTTTTCTTGCCACTAATCAGATAAGGGCCAAGATAGGTTCTTTTATGGGGGGAGAAGATGTTACAGGTGGTTTTGCAGTTCAACATGATTTCCATTTGACTTGCCGCATGTCTCAATTAAAACCCGAATCTGAGTTCATGGATGCTGAAACAGGCTTTCCTAAATACGGTAAATACAAAATAAATATAACTTCTCCCGGCGTAAAGAAGAAAGTATTTACTCTTTCCGGTACGGGTGAGTTTTATATGGCTATGATGGATACAGATTATGTTCCTAAAGGAACCGTGCTTGATTTTAAGACAGTGATGAAGGAGGCACAGGATTGGGGGTTAATGAGTCAGAATAGTGGATGGTCTTTCATGTACGATGATCTTGACTTTGATAAAAAAGCTGACGTAATTGAATTTTGGAGAAACCACCCTGAGCATTTTCTTTCAGTAAAGAAGAGAATCATAGACCACATTGTGTCTGTAAAAAAGGAGGAGATGTAATGGAAGTTCCTGAGAATAGTTATAAGGAAGAGCTAAAGAGGATAGTTGCTGATATAATTGATGAAAGCGAAGTAAAAAAAGCTAGCTTTTCTCGACACACTAAAGAGTCGCCTTCTAAGTATCCTACTTTAACAAAAATAGATCATACTGACCATTTTGATCTAGTTATTACATTTAAATCAAAGGATGATTTGCCTGAACCACTAAAGGCAGTAAAAGATCTCTATGAATCTTAGATGTTATTGCGGACAGCTTTTTAAAATGTCCCACAAAGTCAATAAACAATTATTGTCTGATTTTGAACTATTTTGTAGTCCTGAATGTGTTTTGGATTATGTAAATAACTTCCAACCAACAGGAAAAAGCGTAAGAAAGTATCCACCGCAAGTAGATAATGTTTTTGAATGTTGGGATTCAGTTACAGAAAAGGGATATAGGTCATTGTATGAAGTATATTTTGCAAGGTTTCTCTTTATAAATGGTATAGAATTTGAGTATGAACCTTGTGCTTTTAAGTTGGGAACTAAAACTTATACCCCTGACTTCTATATTCCTTCTAAAGATTTATATGTAGAGTGCAAAGGACGATGGGGTTCGGGGTCTAAAGACAAAATAAGGAAAATTTCAGAAGAAATAAATATTATCCTGTTACCGGGATATTTACAAAAAGAGTTTCAAAAATATTGGAAAAAGGGGGGTAAGAAATGAAAGATGTAGGATTATCTTTTTTATTGTTGCTGGTGCTGTTTTTAGGGGTTATTGCTCAAGGCCATGTGTTGTCGGTGTTATGGTTATGGTTTATGGTTCCTTTCTCTTTGCCGGTAATCTCTTCTATGCAAGGGGCAGGTATTATTTTAATTATTGCTATTCTTAGAGGGAATGATAATAAACCAAAAGTAGATATAGAAAAGGCCATAGAAGATTCTATAGGTAGGTTGATTTTTGTCCCTTTTGTTGTACTTGGTTTTGGTTGGTTAGTTAAATCTTTTATGTAGGAGGTTAAGAAATGAAGAAAGAAATTTTAGGGGTATTTTTAATTTGGGCTGGGGTGTTTTTGAGTTGTTACGTAGGTATTTGGCTCATGTTTGTAGGCGGAACTGTGGACGTTATTGAGCAAGTAAGGGCCAAAACTTTGGAAGCTATGGCCGTAGCTATCGGAGTCGCAAAAGTATTGTTTGCTGGTTTTATAAGGCGGCTGACTGCCGTAGTATTCTGTTTCCCAGGATTCCTACTTTTTGAGAGGTCTTAATGAAATTTCTAAGAACAGTATCAGAAGAAAAAGAAGCTCCAAAAACAGAAACATCATGCGATAAGATAGAAGATCCAAAGATACTATCTAATCAACTTTTAAATACTAAATCAAGTTATAGGAGAAAAAAATATACTCACATAAGGATCTCTGAATTAGGTTCTTTTTGTCCTAGGTGCTATGCAATAGGGTATTTAACTGATACCGCAACGGAAGATTTCACTAATTTTGCTCTGCACCAACAGTTCGATTTAGGTTCCGCTTTACATTGGTATATGCAGAATCACAGTAAAGTATTTAAAGATGTTATAGTAGGAAATTGGGTTTGTAAATCGTGTAATAATTTAAGAAAAAATTCTGATGGATCAAATTATTTTGGTTCTAAACCTAAGAAAAATTGTGAAACTTGTGGGGCATTGCCGGGGGCCACAGAATACAAAGAGTTTTATTTTAGAATAGATGAACCTTATAGAGTAACCGGAAAAATAGATGCTGTTTTACATAAGGATGGTGTTTATAGGTTTAGTGATTTTAAATCTTATTTTGAAAAACCTGAAGGCGGTTTTCCTAACGGTAAGGATATGACACAGATAGCCGGGTATGCCTTCTTTTATAATTATGTTAAACCGGAACAAAAGTTTCCCGTAAATATAGATACTGATTACATTTATCTACATTATATTAGCAAGAAATTTTCTTTTAAAGAGAGTATCCTTACTTACCCTATACGTCCCAGCCAAGCAATGATAGGCGAAATTGTAAAAAGAGTTTCTGAATTTACTGAAGCGACTAAAACAGGTAAGATACCGCAACCTTTTGATCCTTGTGTAAAGAGTAACTTTAGTAAAGGAAAGGCCAAAAATTGCCCTTTCTCAGAGACATGCCATGAATGGTACAAAAATGGTAGAACAGCTTATTAAAGGATAAAAATAGTTGATTGAAAAATATATTAACTCAGGGATTCCTATTCTTTATATAATAGACGATGAACCGGAAAGAGTAGAGAGATTTCTACCGGAAACTAAACACGAAGTAACAGGAGAGTGGAATGGTGTAAAAGGTTTAACTTTGTGTATGGGAGATGTTTATTACGCTTCTCCTACAGGTAATAAAAATCTTGAAGATTGTTTACAGTATATAGGGACATCTACTAAGCCTCATTTTTGTATTTTTCATAATTTTGATTTGTATTATTCGCCCGAACAACATTATGAATACTTAAATAAGTTAAACAAAAGTAAGAAGCATACGGTAATCTTGACCGGACGTAAAGATTTAGGTTTTCCAAATATACTAACTACATACTTAGGACAGCCAAGATTAGAGGAATATGAAGAAGAGTTTAAAAAATTTTATAAGCCTAGGACAAAAAAGTTAAAAAATTTTATAGCTGAGTGTGCTAAAGCAAGTATAGGTATGAAAATATCTGATGCTCTTAATTGTTTAAGGGTTTCGGAAAATGTCGATGATTTCAAGAAAAATAAACATGATTTTATTTTTTCGGATGTACTTGAAGTGCAGAATCCCAATGTTTCCTTGAAAGAAATAGGGGGATTGTTTGGGATTAAGAAGTGGTTGGAAGATAGAAAGTTTTTATTTAAGGAAGAAACAGACTTACAGTCACCAAGAGGAGTTATTTTAGCTGGGCAGTCAGGCACAGGAAAATCCAAGTTATCTAAAGCTATTGCAAATGAGTTTGACCTTCCTCTTGTAAAGTTTGATATTACTAAAGTGTATAGTCAGTACGTAGGGATTTCTGAGGCTAAGTTTAGGGATACATTGTCTGTAATAGAGCAAATGTCTCCTTGTGTATTAAGACTGGAAGAATTGAACAGGATAATAAATGATAAAGACAGTCCTGTTATTTCAAACATTATTTCCGTGTTTTTAACTTGGCTTCAGGAACACGATAAAAAAATATTTACAGTAGCGACCGTAAATAACTTTGATTCTCTACCGGAAGAGTTAGTACGGAAAGGGAGGTTTTCTGAAGTGTTTAAAATAGATTACCCTGATAAAGAAGAACGTAGAGATATTTTTAAAGTTTACTTATATGGTCTTGACATAATTGAGGAGGTGATTGAAAAAAGCGAAGGGATGACGGGGGCTGATATTGAAGCATTAATTAATGACTCTTTAATTGAATCCCGTAATTTAGGGGAAATTATTAATGAGAGTGTTTTGTTGCCAAAAATGAAGGAGTTGGCCGATGCTAAGAGACGTAGTGCAGGACGCATACTTTGAGTTTTATTTTGATAAATTACTTACGGTAGCTGTTAATTGTCCTTATTTGAATAGATATGATTTTGACTCAGTTTACACTGACCAAGATTTATTTATCTCTTTCGGGTGGATAGGTTATCTTTGGGTAGTTACTTTTTATTCCCATAACCCTAAAGTAGATGTAAAAAAGGTAGCGAGAAAATACGCAAAGCCAGAATTTGTTTGCCAAGGAGGTTATAGGGTCAAGGTTTTGGATTTGCCTGATGATTTAAAAGCATGTATAGGAGGTTGCTAATGCAAGCAGAAGTAATAGATGCAGAAGAAAAATTCTCGGTAAGTAGAACGGAGGAAGTTAGGGAAAAACTAAGAAATATTTCTTATAAAGTTAGAAACGATTTCTGTGAGTTAGCCGATCTTCTTTACGAAGCATGGGAAGGAGAATATCACAAAGATTATGGTTATGGTAGTTTTTATGATTATGTAGAGCAAGAACTGGACATAAAAAACCGGACAGCAGGTTTTTATATTCAGACAGCCAAGAAACTTAATAAACTTCAGGTTCCTTGGGATGAAGTTAGGGAAATAGGGTGGCGTAAGACAGCTACTATAGCTCCTATTTTGACCGAAGAAAATAACCAGAAATGGATAGAAAAAGCAAAAGAAACTCCCTTGGATCATTTGTCGGAAAAAGTTAAGGCAGAAAGGAACGGGGAACCTGAAAATGAAGATCCTCCTGTTAAGTTGACTATAAAAGTTGACAGTGACAACCATACTATTATTCAGGCGGCCATAGAACATGCTAAACAGAAAGAAAGTGTCAAAAGTAATTCCGAGGCCATATCAAAAATTTGCTATGACTGGATTCAGGATTATATTTAAGGAGAAAAAATGAATAGAAATTTTAGACATAGTAACGCAATAAAACATCTATATAATGAACTTTATGAATTGGATAAAAGTTATAATTTTATTTACCCAAGGTTGAAGCCTGACTTTGAAGATTATTTGGGGAAGCTCAGGAAAATTGTTGACGACTCTTTAGACATAGCGGAAGTAAAAAGGATTACAGGCCACAAGTTTAAGAAAGAAGATACAAAGGGAGAAAATGATTAAATTTGAGGATGTTAAACATATTACCAGTAAAGAATATCTAAATGGGGAAGATTATGCCGCCGATACTTTTGATGAGAAGTATTGTTATACTAAAGAAGATGGTTCCATAGAAACTCCGGCTGAAGTATTTTGGAGAGTAGTTTCCGGTTTATGCGACCCTGAGTACCGTGAGAAAACGTTTTCTCTTTTATGGGAAGGCTGGTTTAGGCCGGGAGGCTCTGTACTTCAAGGAGTACATGCTGTTAATAAAATAAGTCTTGCTAATTGTTGTACCCTACCTTTAGAGGGTGATTCTTTGGAAGATATAGCTAAATGTGAGTATACTGTAATGAAATGTGCGGCATTTAGGCAAGGCATAGGAATTGATTTTTCTAATCTCAGGCCAAGAGGAACAGCTATTAATAATGCCGCCCAACAGTCTACAGGTGCTATCCCTTGGATGAAGAAGGTAGTTAGTAATGGGGAAGTAGTGGGTCAGCGTGGCCGTAAGCCAGCTTTATTGATTAGCCTTAAAGACAGACACCCTGATATATTTGAATTTGTTTTATCGAAAACAGAAAAAGGGCAAATAGAAGATGCTAATATTTCTGTTCAAATTTCTGATGCTTTTATGGAGGCTGTTAAAAATAATGATAAATGGGAGCTTAGATTTGATTTTGATAATGGTTATGAGTCTATAGTTAAGGAAGTAAATGCAACAGACCTTTTTGATATTATTGCTAATACTGCTCATTCTACCGCAGAGCCGGGAGTACAATATATTGACCAGCTAAGAAAAGGGTCGATGGTTCACCAGATATACGAATCTACAGCGGATGAGAGATTTAAAATAATCAGCACTAACGCTTGCCAGCCTGGGTTTGCAGACGTATTAACCCCTGGAGGTATAAGAACATTCGATAATGTCAATGTTGATGATACTATATGGTCTGGACAAAGATGGACAACTATTATCAAAAAGTGGTTTACTGGCATAAAGCCTGTATACAAGTACAAAACATTAGCAGGTTCGTTTGTCGGGACGGAGGATCACAGAGTAGTTCAGCACGGTAAAAAGATAAAAGTAAAAAACGCTTGTGCTATAGATGCTTCTTATATCCCTGAAGATATGAATTTCTCTTTAAAAGATCCTTATCCGTCAAGAACTTATTTTATTTTAGATATAGAGTATTTAGGGGAATTTCCTGTATATGATATAACAGTTGATGCTCCTGAACATACTTATTGGACTGATGGTTTGCTAGTCTCGAATTGTTCAGAAAAGAGCCTACCTGCTTATTCTATATGTAATCTATCTTCTATAAATATGGAGATGTTCGATCCTGAAACTTATGAAGAACAGTTAGACGATATAGTTCCTTTAATTGTTAGGCTTTCTGATAGTGTAGTTTCTTATGAGCTTGAAAATGACCTTTCTCCACTTCCTGAGCAGAAATGGATATTAGAACAGACAAGGGAAATAGGGTGCGGGATAACCAATATTCATGGTTGGCTTCTTAAACAAGGTTTATCTTACGATAGTGATGAAGCTATAAAGAAAGTAGAGGATTTTTGGAAATCCTATGCTTACAGAGTATTTAAGGCTTCCGCTGATTTAGGGAAGGAAAAAGGAAATGCTCCTGCTTATGATTTAGTAGATAAATCTGATTTAATGGAATCAACTTATTTTAAGAATATTGTTGATGAATTTTACCAGGGTGATTATAACATTGAAAATATGAGGAACATGGCTCATCTTTCTATTGCCCCCTCTGGTAGTATTTCTTCTACGTTCCCTAAGCCTTGTGTATCTTCTGGAATTGAGCCAATTATAGCTCCTTATTATTGGAGAAAGACCAGAATCAAAGATCGTAGTAAATATCAATATTATTTTATTATCCCTAACAGGATTAAAGAGTATCTTCTTTCTGTTATAGACAAGGATTCAGAAGGTTACAAAAAACTTAATGATTTTTCTGGTTCAGTTTTGGATGAAGACGGTTCTATCGGTAAAGAATACATAAGTATCATTAATTCTAACTTACCTAAAGGATTTTTTAAGCCAGCCCATAAAATTGATCCGGTTCAAAAAATAAAATTGTTAGGCAAGATTTACCAGTGGATAGATGCTTCAATTTCTGTTACTTATAATTTACCTTCTACAGCCACAGTGGAAGATGTAAAGGATATTTACCTAAAAACCTATAAAGCAGGAGGCCGAGCAGTATCAGTTTATGTAGATGGTTCGAGAGAAAATATACTTCTCACAGAGTTTCCTAAAGAAAAACAAGATTCTATCTGCGAAGAAAATAGGCCAGTAAGTATTATTTATAATTGCGCCCCGAAAAGACCGGATGTTTTACCGTGCGATATACACCAAATATCTGTTAAAGGTAATAAGTGGGTTGTGCTGGTCGGCCTTCTTTATGGTAAGCCTTTTGAAATTTTCTGTGGCCCTTCCGAGGATATTTATTTACCACAGAAATGTAGAGAAGGGGAAATTATAAAAAAAGGTGGTGGAAAGTATGCCTTAAAAGTAAAGATAAGAAACTCTTACGTTACTTATGATGATATTGCTAATCTTTTAATGGAGTCTACTGAAAGGTGTATAACAAGAATGTTATCCACTGGATTGAGGCATGGAGTATACCCGCAGTTTATTGTAGATCAGATGAAGAAAAGTAGTGGGGATATTACTGATTTTGCAACAGCTATTTCTAGGGTACTTTCTAAGTATGTTATTGATTATGTTATGAAAGATAATAATTGTCCAAAATGTGGAGAGCCTTCTTTGACTTTTATGGAAGGGTGTATGAAGTGTGTGAATTGTAACTATACGAGGTGCGAATAGATGGGATCATTTAGGTGTAGAGTTTGTGGGAGTCAACTTTATTTTAGAAGGTCAGAGAATTATGAATGTGCTAATTGTTCAGTTTTGTTCAGGAATAAGGAAGAGTTTTCTTTAAACAGAGAACTTAAAGTGCAGTATTTAGATAATTACGATTTGGAAAATTGGGGAGAGTTAGAGTTTCAGCATTTTCAAGATTCAGGAGTGGATTTGAGAGCCGCTATTGAAAAACCAGTCACTTTATATCCTTATAAATTTAGCGATGCTCATTGGGCTAAAATACCTTTTGGGATATGCGTAGAACCTTCTGACTTCGACATGGATATAAAAGTGTATTGTCGTTCAGGGCTGGCAAGCAAGTTAGGTATATCCTTGAAAAACCATACAGGCGTAGTGGACAATCACTACAGAGGGGAAGTAATGGGATTCTTTATTAACTTAAGTGAAAACCAATATACAATTAATCCTGGGGATAGGGTAGCTCAAATGGTTCCTGAACAGAAACTATTTGTAAATACAGTTAAAGCAGATAATTTGAATGAAACAGAAAGGGGATCGAATGGCTTCGGATCAACAGGAATCTAAGAAACAATTTAAAGATCAGATAGAGGATATTAAAAAATCGGCCCCACCACCTAAAGTGTATGTTAAAGATGTAGACCAAAAGAAATATACAGGTCAAGAGGCTAAAAATGATAAGTATAAAATAGAGAATCCAGTTCAGGCAAGTAAGTACAATAAACAAGTTAAAAATGAAGAAGAACTTGAATCAGATGATCCGGCTCACTTAATGGTAGAGAAGATAAGGGACGGAGTAACCAATCCTGAAGATTTAATTCCTGACGATAAGTTTGTCATTATTCGTTATCTTAGGGAAACTGAGCGATTGACTCAAGATAAGATCGCAGAAGAACTGAGCCTTAGTAGAAGGACAGTAATAAATTATTGTAACAAGATAAAGAAACTTAATGCTCAGAAAGTAAGTGATACGACAGCCCACGAATTAGGCGGGGAATTGCTTCAAATGGGTAAAGAAGCCATGAAAATGGCTATTCAGGACAGGAAAGGTAAGGATTGGGCTTATATAGCTCAAAACCTTGTAACCATGTTACAGTCTTTAGGGCTTATATATAAACAGCCTTCGCAGTCTCAAATTCATCAAATGATGGAGAAAGTAGACTCCGCTCAAGGCTACAAAGATGCAAACAAAAAGTTTACGGAACACGATAAACAAAATTTGGATGCTGTAATCGAGGAAGTTATCTCTGATTTTACAGAAGATAATATAATAGAAATGGAACAGGAAATTAAGGAGAATAACAATGGCAATACGGAACACAGCGAGGACTCCCAACTATCAGACAACAACGACCAATGATTGGTCGGCCCCTGATTTTAATGAATGTGTAGCAGGATATTGGAAAAATCACCCCGATTCTCCAAGACCTGATGATGAAATTAATTCAGTAGATGAAGCTCCTGCGACAGTAAAAAAATGGGTAGCTTCTCTTAGTCTGCTTGGTAATGGACAAGCAGAAACTTTTGAAGATCTTTTGTTTTTTCCTGTAGTAAATCCTGACAGTATGGCCCTTAATAAAAATGCTTTGGTAGCTGTTGTCAGCGGGAGAGGATCACAGGCAGATATTTCAGAAGACCAACTAAGTTCCGCCCGAAAGAAAGCATATTCTCTTCTTGTTTCTGAGTTTGATTATTCGGAGGATGACGTGCCTTCGGAATATAAATCAGTTAAGATTTCAGGAATTTTTGCGGAATATGCTGAGTCTATGAAAGAAACGTAAGTAATGATAAGAATCCCTAAACTAAAGATTATATATGGATAATTTTGACATTATTTATAAAAACAAAGTGATCGGTAAAATAAATTCTGCTTTAGTGGAAACGCTGAATATTTCTGATTTAACTTTGGAAAAGATAAAATTAAAACATGGTGTTAAGAAATTTTTTGTGGACTGGCTAACCGATTTAAATATAAAAGATAATCCTGGTACAGCTAAAACCTTGCAGAATGTTATTACAAATATAGAGTTTGAGCTTCAAGATTTGTGGGGATTTTCGAGAGACATTAGATACCATAAATTTTGGGAGCTACCTCAATGTCAATGCCCTAAGCTAGACAATGAAGATAGGTATCCATTCGGTCATTATTTTATAAATGAATCCTGTCCTCTACACGGTGATGTCTAATGCCTATCTATTTGTTTAAATGTAGGTGTGGGGCTGAGTTTGAGAAAATGTGTAAAATGAAAGATACAGTTGCATTTTGTAAATGCGGCCAGAAAGCTAAAAAGATTCCATCCTTGCCTAACTTTCATTTAAAAGGTGGTGGTTGGTTTAAGGATGGTTATTCCAAGGATAAAAATGATATTTATTCCAGAAAACACACCTTCTCTAAAAAATTCTAAGCCTAATGGAAAATTCCATTCACCTTCCGTAGTTAAGTATTTACGGAAATTAGGGATACAAGGATATTCCCCATCAAAAAAAATAGTCAAAGAGTATAAGCCGGGATTAAAGACATATCGACCTAATTTATTTAGAGAAGCAGTGGGAGGTTATTTTGAAAACAGAGAATACCCTATAGTGTTAGGGATACACCCGGTTAGGGATAGTAGGAGAATGGCAGATTGGCATAATATAGTTCATATAATAATGGATTTGCTTGTAGCTCATCAATTCATCCCCGATGACTCCATGAAATATGTCTTCCCGGCCCCGATGAAATTAAATGGGTATTATTATACTGTAGATAAAAACAATCCAGGTTGTTACTTAAAAATATTGGAGGAAAGATGACACCAGAAGAAGCTAAAGAGTTATACGAGAAGCACGGTTCGTCAAGAAAGGCAAGTAAAGCCGCTAACATGCCAAGAACTTCCTTTAGGAGACTTTTAAAAAAAGCTGAGGGATCTAAAGAAAATGTTAAAGTAGAGACAGATTTTAAAGGAGATTCAGGAACAATAACTACTAAGTCTCTTAATATTAAAACAGCCGAAGAAGCCGCTAAGTATGCTGAAATTGATTTCGACAAATGGTATATTGATAGAAGTACGGTTTCGACAAGTGAGATGACTGTAGGTTCTAAAAAATCAGGAACCGGGAAGCCGGAAACTTATACTAATTATCATATTAAGATTTGGGTAAAGCGTAAATCAGAAAAACATCTATCTTTTGAAAATCTAATAGAAAGACTAAATACACAATCCATAGAAACCCCCCATAGACCAACTCCTAAAGGAGAGATTATGATGGTTCCATCCTTAGTAGACCATCATTTTGGTATGCTGGCTTGGGGTAAGGAGACAGGGGAAGGTGACTATGATTTAAAAATAGCCGAGTCACTTTATCTGGATGCAGTAAATGAAGGCATAGACACTTTAAAAGAGTATGAAATAGCCAAGATACTTTTTCCGGTAGGCTCTGATTTATTTCATATTAACTCACCAGATAACTCAACTCCTAAGAACAATAATCTTCTTGATGTAGATAGTAGGTTAATAAAGGTATTTGAGACAGGAAAATGGGCTGTAATAAAAGCTATAGAAAGGTGCAAACAAGTAGCTCCCGTAAAAATAATGTGGATTCCTGGCAATCATGACCCCGAAACCTCTTATTTTCTCTGTCAAGTTATAGAGGCTTTCTTTAATAATGACGACGATGTAGAAGTAGATGTTGGCCCTGCTAGTCGTAAATTTGAAAAATGGGGTATTACTTTATTAGGAATGACACATGGTAGCGAGGAATCTGTGAAAGATTTACCGAGAATAATGGCTGATAGTTGCCCTGAGTGGTGGGCGTGTTGTCGTCATAAAGAATGGTTAATCGGGCATACCCACAAAAAGAAAGAAATGAGTTTTATAGGTGTTGACACAATAGGGTCAACTATGGTAAGATTACTACCATCACTTTCAAAGATAGATGAATGGCATTATTCTAAAGGTTATGTAGGTGGGGAAAAAGCAATGGAAGTTTTGGCTTATGATACGAAAGGATTAAAAGGTTATTTTCCGATTTACCAAAGAAATCTTCTTGACAAATAAATATAATATGATACAATAGGGGATAAATATTCGGGGCATAGCCCAGTCTGGACAGAGTGGCGGCCTTGGAAGCCGAGAGTCGTAGGTTTAAATCCTACTGCCCCGACCAACTATAAAAAAGGAGGGTGTTATGGAATTACAAGATTTAGTTGGCTCACATGTTCTTGATGCAGTGGATTTCTCTACTGAGCAAGTAAAAGAATGGGACGGTGAACTTGAAGATTGTAATGCGGTACGTTTTAGGCTTGACGGGAAGTGTTATGTAGCAATCGAAGATCCAGATGATGGGTATCGTAGTTCTATGAGGGAATTGATAGTAATTGAAAATACAGAAATGAAAAATATCTTTACTCCGTTGAAGGTAGTTGGTAAGTATAGAACATGTGGGCATTACGGGGAAAATGATGATATTTTAGAATTAGTTGATGCGGTAACAGATAAAGTTGTGCTTGAAGTAGGTACAGAAGATATAAATAGTTATTATTCTGCGTTCATTTCATCATTTCACCCGGAAGCAATGGCACATAATAGCTAAACATATTTTTGGTATAAATAATCAAAAAGGAGTGTGGTCTAATGATAAGACGTTCGGTTTTGATCCGAAAGAAAAAGGTTTGATTCCTTTCGCTCCCGCCATTTTAAGAGGACCAATTAAGCCGCATCGTCCCGGACGGTCTTGTGAGGTAAGTACCCACAGCACCACTGTCCCCAAGCATAAGACGGTCAAGGACTGTTCTTGTGGGGCTGAGCTGGAGCAACAGCGTAAACAGGAAATTGCAGATAAGGAGGCATTATTTGCAGTGTAAGACAATATCTGAGTTTTGGTTTCAATCTTTATACAATATTGACCAAGGGTACAAGCAAGAAATAGAAAGGGGTAGCTTTGAAGGGGGTTATAGACTTCAGTATCCCTTTCTTTGTGTTGAAATAGAGTATCCTATGGAAAACATAGTTCCACAAGTTCCGGCAGGGGTTTCTCAGCCGACAACCTGGGATTATATACAAGAATATTTTAATGATTATATTTTAGGAGGTAAGGAACCGGAAGAAAATGAGCAGTACACCTATGGCGAGAGAATAGCTCCTCAATTAGATACTGTACTTAAAGTTCTAAGTGAGACACCAAACACTAATCAGGCTACAATAAGCATATCTCAACCGACCGATATAAATTTAAGTGAGCCTCCTTGTTTGAGGAGTATAGACTTTAAGGTGATAGGTAATAAGTTATGCCTTTATTCAGTATGGCGTAGCCATGATTTATTTTTTGGCCTTCCGACTAATTTAGGGGGGCTTGCTTTACTTCAACAAATGGTAGCTGAATACATAGGTAAGGAAATTGGCCGGATGTATTATTATTCTTCCGGTTCTCATATTTACAGTTATCAGATAGAAACAGTAGAAGCTGTTATAAAAAAGGAGATCAAAAATGGAACAAAAACCATTTCCGAATAAGAAGTACCAGATTATTTATGCTGACCCGCCGTGGAGTTATAAAAAAAGTCCTTCTTGGTTTTGGGGCATGGGTCGTTGGACAAGGTCGAATGCAGAGCTGTGCTTGATTGCAACTAAAGGAAAACCAAAAAGAATAAATGCTGGTGTTCATTCAGTGATTGACACACCAATTGAGGCACATAGTAAAAAACCAGATGAAGCAAGAAGAAGAATTATTGAGTTAGTCGGTGATTTGCCACGAATAGAGTTGTTTGCCAGACAAAAGACAAAAGGCTGGGATGTTTGGGGCAGTGAAGTATGAAAATCTATAAAATCACAGAAGCAAGTGAATATCTTGGGGTGTCAATAAACACCCTCAAGACGCTTGCAAACAATGGCAAGATAAACTCTTTTAAGACTGCTGGTAAGCACAGGCGTTTCAGGCAAGATGATTTAGACGCTTATATGGGAGTCGAGAAAGAGAAACAAGAAAACATGAGATATAAAGTGTGTTAGCCAGACGCTCAACAGCCAAGCAGAAAGAAAATCTTGAACGGCAAAAAGATAGGTTGAGAAAATACGATGAAAACAAAGGCTACAAGTTTATTCTAATTGATGAGATTGCCAGCGGAATAAATGAAAAGAGAAAAGGATTACACAAACTAATCAAGCTGTGTTTTGAAGATAAGGTTGAACGAATCTTGATTGAATATAAAGACAGGCTTGCAAGATTTGGTTACGAGTATCTTGATGCTATTTTCAAGAATTTGGAAATTACGGTTGAAGTCGTTGAGACAAAAGAAAAGAAATACGAAGAAGAATTGGCAGAGGATATTATGAAAATTCTTACCTGTTATTCTGCCCGCTTTTACGGAAGAAGAGGCGGAA